CCAAAAAAGAGTTTTTATCAAACCCTGATGTTAGTTATGACAAAGGTACGGAGGTTCTAGGTAATAACTATATCGCATGGCGTTACAAAGACCCGAAATACTCCAATGGTCATAATAGGCGCGATAAGCATTACAACAAGCTAAATTCCGAGCTAGGCAGTGATAGCACGATGAAGGTGCTACAAGCTGAGAATAAGGCTATCGAGGATACTTTAAAGCGCCGAAACTCCATACAGGTGAAATATGCAAGTGAGCGTGAAAAACTAGACCTTGAGCATACTAATAATATGCTTGAGATTGAGGTCTTATACTCCAAAGACTCGGCTGAGTATGTCAAGTATTCGACGGCAGAAAAGGCGCGTTATGACGAGAAGCGCACAGCCACAGCAAAATCTATACTTGAAAGCTATATGGCAGATGAAGAAAAGCTGACATACGAGCACAACAAAAAGATTGAACGTATCAATGTCGAGTTTGCGGAAGATGACCAGTCAAGACAATTACTCATTGATTTGCAAAACGCAGCCTATCAAGAGGACTTAGCTAACTTTAGGTTCGCAGCACAAGCAAAAGCGCGTGAGCAAGACAAGTATTACCAGTCTATCGCTCAGAGTATGCGAGAAAATAGACTAGGCGCTGCTAGCACTGGCTTGGATGCTATGGCACAGCGCACGATGAGTGGTCAGGATTACGAAACATGGCGGTTGGCTCAAGACCACGATGAAGCGTTTAACTCAGTCAATGGTCAGTACGCAGGTCGTCAAAATGAGATTAATGCGCGTGATGAACGTGGTGACTTCTTGTTACCAGAGCTTGAGCGCAACGAGCTGCTAGAGACAGCAAGGCAAGAGCATTTGGATGCCATGTGGTCAATGGAGCAAGAATTTGCACTCAAACAACAGCAGCTTGATGAGGCGCAAAAATCTGCGCGCATTGAAATGTATCAAGGCTTGTTTGGTGGATTGGCTGGTTTAACTAAGTCGTTCTTTGGTGAACAGTCAGCAGCACACAAGGTTTTCTTTGGTATTGAGAAGGGTTTTGCAATCGCACAATCTGCAATAGCTATTCAACAAGCGGTTGCCAAGGCTATGGCTTTAGGTTTTCCGCAAAACATACCGTTTATTGGTGCTGCTGTAGCGCAAGGCGCTAGTATTATGAGCAACCTGCAAAGCGTTTCGGTTGACGGTATTGCTCACGGTGGGCTTGATTATGTTCCTAAAGAGTCAACGTACTTACTTGATAAAGGTGAGCGCGTATTGTCACCTAATCAAAACTCAGACTTAACCAAGTTTATGCAAGGCGATAAATCAGGTTTGACAATCAATAACTACTCATCAGCTAAAGTCGAAGCGAGCAGCGACGGCAAGACGATTACGATCACAGACGTTAGAAATGAGGCAAGAAGTGCTGCTAAGTCTGCATTTGCTAACTTGCAGAATCCTAATAGTTTTGAGTCAAAGCAGCTTACACGTAACACTCAAACACAACGGAGACGCTAAGCATGGCAATAGAAGATGATTTACCACGGCTTATCCTATGTCCGTTGCTTGAGAATTACAACGTAGGTATTGGCAATGATGTATTAAGCACTCAATACACGAATGGGCCGCCGCGTCTGCGTCTAAACAACGTAGGCGCACCGCATCAAATATCTGTGACGTTTAGGCATAAAGCACAGCATCACGATTATATTTGGGATTTTTGGGAGCTGTATAAAGTCAAGCCATTTGCAATGCGCTTGATAATCAAAGGCACAACGATGCAGTGGTATCAGTGCTGGTTCAACGGTATGCCGCAAGATACGGTGCTAGGTGGCAATGTATTTGAATTTAGCTGTGGCCTTATCGTCAAGCCGATACCTGTTGACCTTGAGCTTGCAGCCACCTTTATCCGTTTTTACGAGGCAACAGGTGGCGATATTTCAGGATTTACAAATCATCTTGAAAAACTGGTCAATGAAGATTTGCCTGACGCGCTAGGGAGTTTAAATGCCTGATTATAATTACTGGTTATCAGGCAATCCTGATGACGTTAGATTGCTGTGTGTGGAGGTTTCACACCCTGCATGGTCAAAGGTGTACCGTTTAGTACAGAACCACGCTGACGGCATCACAGTGCAACATGAGAATGCGTTTAGCTATGATTATGAGTACGTGCCACTGACAATCCAGCGTGGTACAAACTCAGACGACCTCGACCAAGAAATAACGATAGGCGTAGGCGATTTGGGCGAAACATTCCCTGCTGAACTAAAACGCGCGCGTGACAGTCAATACTCAGACATTAGACCGACGCTTAACTATCGTGAATACAATCTGTCTGACTTGACCAAGCCGCAAGTCACTATTCTAGGTTTGGAAGTCACAGACTACGAGCCAAAGATTGAGGGCGCAGTATTTGTTTGCCGAGCAAAGCAGATGAATCTAACAAAGACAGGTGAGGTCTACACGCTAGATAATACGCCAACGCTACGAGGTTTTGCCTAATGTGGGACGCTATCAAATACGATGCTGACAAATACTGCTGCGAGCATTTTTTGATAGATGCTTACAAGCACTACACTGGAATTGATATATCAAACAAGCTGCTTACGAGTGGCTTTTTTAGTGCCTCGAATTTGCGTCAGTTTGTGCCAGTCATTGAGCCGACACAGCACACAATTGTCCTATTTAGGGATAAGGGTAAAGCTCATGTGGGCTTATGGCTAGATGGGCGCGTGTTGCACCTAGAGCCACAAGGCGTGGTATGGCAGATGCTCGATATTGTGAAAAGAAACTTTGAAAGGGTGACGTATTATGGGATTGCTTAAAAAATTCAGAAAGCAAGTTGAGTTGGTAGTGATCCGCGACAAACTTAACCCAGAAAACATCGAGTATTATCAAGGTGATTGTCTTGAGGATTTGATGAAACAGGCTTTTGGTAGCAATGGATTGTCTAGTAGCGTCAAGATTCATCATAGTCAATACGGCAACGAGGTCACACCTAAGACACAGCAAGACGTTGACAAGATAATGAAGCTAAACGGTAGGTTTTATGCCGTGGTAGAGCCGTTAGGCATACTCAACAAAGCTGTCGATATATTCATGCAAGTCACTGGCCTTGGTTGGCTCATGCGTCAGCTAACGCCTGAAATACCCAACGTAGGCTTGCAGACTTCACCGCCAAGCCCTAATAACGCATTAGCAGCACGTACCAACAAGCAGCGTTTGGGCGGCCGCATACCTGATATTTTCGGTACGGTTTATAGCGTACCTGATTTAACCGCTGTTACTTATAGCGTCTACATCGACCACAAAGAAGTTGAAATGTCAGCTTATCGCGTAGGCCGTGGCAAGTACGATGTAAAAGAGGCTTACGACGATACGACGCCAATCAGTCAGGTGTTCGGCTCTAGCGTACTGGTTTTTGACCCAGACACTACGTTTGATGATACACCAGCGTTTCAGTTCGGTTCGGCATTTACAGCAGAAGAAGCAGCCTGGTCACGCAAAGTCGCCAAGCGGTACACGTCGGTCAATGGTCAGACATTGCAAGCGCCTGATAGCTATCTGACAGTCGCAACGACATTTAAAAACCCAAACATCATCGAAACGTCGAGCAATGCTGACTTTAGAAACAACTTTGCAGTCGGTGACACGATATTGATTGAGGGTGCTGACAATCTAGTGTCAGCAAATGGTGTAACCGAGGGTGTTGACCCCGACATAACCGATGTGACTTACACGCTAAACGGTCAGTACGATATATTGAGCGTCACTGAAAAACAAATAACCCTATCTAACCCTGCTGCTGTTAATACTGACTGGCAGACGTTGACCGATAATGTCGATCTAACCGTTGAGTCTGATGCGGTCACGCTATCGACTGAGACAGATACGTTTTGGCAGGGTTGGCACTACACTGATTTAAAAGAGCATGAAAGCGCGTACATCAATATCACTGCTCCTAACGGTCTGTATGATGGTGAGCCAAGCGGACGGTGGCGAGCATTGCGTCTGTACGGTGTGATTGAGTCCGAGATTGTCGATATTAATAACAATCCGATTGCTAACACGCTTGTCACTCAGCAATTTAGTATCGAATCGCCCAGCAGCGAAGGCATGACATGGGAGCCTAGACAAGCAGGTGGTCTGTTTAGTGGTCAAAGTATTGATGCAAGCTACGAGGTATCGACTACTGACAGCAGCGACAACAAGATACGCTCAACAGCAAACAAAACTGTTGTTATTGAAAACCCTAATTTTAGCAAAGGTAAGCGGTTGCGCTTTAGGATTGCGCGCACATCAAACGTGGTCACGGACAGCTCAGGCGGTATCGTTGATGAGCTAAAGATTAAAGACTTTTACGGCATACGCTCAATGGAAGCTAGCGATTATATGGCAGGTACAACCAACGTGCTGAGTAAAACACTAGGCACAGAGGGCGCATTGTCACTCAAAGAGCGTAAATTGCGGCTATTGGTGCAGCGTTACGTGACCGATGCGACGACTGGCATACTAAAGCTGTCAAACAGAGCTGACGACATTATCAGGCATATAGCGACTGACCCAAAAATCGGTAACTTGCAGTTATCACAAATCGACGTTGCACAGATAAAGTCTGAGATTGACGCACAGGTTGCTTATTTTGGTACTGAAAAGTGTAGCGAGTTTTGCTATACGTTTGATGACAACAATCTAAGTGCCGAGGAAACGATGCAGATAGTTGCTAAGGCAGTATTTAGTCAAGCCAAGCGACAAGGCAATAAAATCATGCTCGACTTTGAGCGTAAAGTACCTGCGAGTGTTGCCGTCTTTAATAGCCATAACATATTGCCCGATACCTTTACCGCGCCGCAATCACTAGGTATTGCGAACGATTATGATGGCGTAAAGGTCGAATATACCGACCCGATTGATGACGCAATTATCACTATGACTTATCCCAATGATGCGATCACAAATCCGCATGAAGATAAATTAATCGGCGTGAGAAACAAGGTACAAGCGCATACTCACATGATGCGCCTTTACAACAAAGACCGTCATGCGTACAAGTCATGCGAGTTTGTCGCAGGTGATGAATCTAACATTGTGGTGCGTACAAACCGCATTACCGTAGCTGACCAATTACGCGCTGATGTGCAACAGGGCAGCGTTGATAGCATTGAGATTATAGACGGCTCTATCGTTTTGTTTACGAGCGACACTGTTAGCATTGATGACAGCGATGACAACCACTTGTTTATACAAACCATTAATAACGGCGTGGAGAGCATACCTGTTGTTGCTAGAGATGATTACAGTGTGCGCCTGTTGAGATTGCCAAGTGGCGAAATAAGCAGCGGCCACAACGCTGTGGTGCAAGCTGTCTATCAGATAGTTAAAACGCAAAGTGACAGCAATGATGCTTACTTAGTTGCTCAAAAAGACCCGTCAGACGGCATGACAAATAAGCTTTTATGCACAAACTATAGCGATTGCTATTACCAAAACGATAGCGATTTTAAAGACAATAAAATAGAGGGGGCTGTATGAGCTGCAATGATGTGATGCACACTATCTGCTTAAAGCAATATGACACAGTGTCTATTGTTTGCGAGTATCTAGACGATTTAGGACAGCCGGTAAATTTGACAGGGACGACAATTAAATCAAACTTAATTGCATCGTCCGGCGGTGCTATCCAGTCGTTTACGGTAGTAAATACAAATCTATCAAAAGGTGTGTTTGAGTTAAAGCTACCGGACGAATCGTTAGCAGTTGACACGTATAGAGCTGATATTTTATTTACCGATACTCAAAAACGATTGTCTAGCGACGCTTTTGTACTCAATGTTATTGATGCTATCACAACACCTTAAAGGAGCGAGCAATGCCAAGATTGAAAGTGACAGCGCGTAGTAATTCGCCTTTTGGTGCTATTGACGATGCCCAGCATAAATTTGTTATCAAAGTTGGTTCAGGCGCTAAAGGTGACAAAGGCGAAAAAGGAGACAAGGGCGAAACAGGCGAACGTGGTCTGCAAGGTGTTCAGGGTATACAAGGGCTAAAAGGTGAGACCGGTCAGCAAGGAATCCAAGGGGTTAAAGGCGAACAAGGTGAGACCGGTCAGCAAGGAATCCAAGGGGTTAAAGGCGAACAAGGAGATAAGGGCGACAGGGGTGATACAGGTCTAATAAACGGAGCGACACAAGTAAAAGTAGATAGCACCACAAAAGTTATGTATAACGGCTCGTCAATACCAGCAAATACTGCTGCTAGCAGAATCATTGGAACAGCAACGGGAAATGTACCTGAATTTGAGTCATACCTTGGCTCAAATCATGGATTGGCTAGAATGGGTTATGGCGGCTCGCTATCTCCATTAACATCGTGGGATGAAGTGCCAACATTAACAGGGTTTTACAGGTCATTAGACAATACTAACGCAAAAAGTCCATTTTCAAACCAATGGTCTACGAGGCTTTGTCATAGATTTGGTCCGACTTCGGGTTCTGAGTTAGCTCTAGGTGTGACATCTTCAGTGTTGGCTGTACGCGCAATAACGACCAATGGCGAAACCGCATGGGCGACGGTGTATACAACAGCAAACACAACAAAAGACTCAAACGGATTTATCAAAGCAGCGTCTCCTATTGTTCGAGTTTTTGCGGATAAAATTGAGACAAATGAAGATGCTGAATCACAAGGTATTGAATACATCAAAAATGGTGTAGGTGACTACACGCTAGCAAACACATCAGGCTTATCTACTGATGGTTGGTACATCGAGCTACCTAAAGACATGAATGGAAACCCAAAGGTTGCTGTGACACTAAACGAGGTTGATGGTGTAATCACACTCAAGTCATACAAGCGCATCTTTAGCATGACTACGTTTACGTTTGAGCCTGACTTAAACGAGCCATTAGATATTCCCGATGGTCGATGGATTGATTTACGCCTTAATGATGTGCCGATTGATGATGACTTGCTGTCTAGTGATATGTAAAACAGGGATTAATCATGCGTACTAATGCACAACCAAGCTGACAAAACAGCAGGTGAGATTGACGACTTGATTGGGTTGTCTTTAAACAGTGCATTGTTAGATACTGAGATTAACAAGCAGTCGTAATGTTAGAATTAAAACTGTAAAAGCTTGGCCGTGACAGGTCTTGTCACACTAGATGACACAGATGAATTGACTTACGATTAACTCGCATAAAAATAGTTTACAGCCCTCACTTAGACGGCTTTTTTTGGAGTAAAAAAATGGCTAACGATATCGTGCAAACAATAACAGACGCTAGAATTGATGCAAGGGCTTTGTCTGAGTTTATGTTTAAACCAGCAAGCTATATGGTTGCAAGGCGATTAGCACCGCCCGTACATACGCTTAATTATTACTTAAACCTATTTGATACGGTAGCAGCTGATGGCGCTGCCCAGTTAGCACAAGCAGCAATAAATCAAGGCTTTATTACTATCGACAGCTTTGAGCTTGGCGCAACCATCACACAGCGCAATCAGGCACTACGTCACACTGCAACAGGTAGGCTGTATAGATGGGCAGGTGACTTACCAAAAGCCGTACCTGCAAACTCTACGCCTACAAGTAGTGGCGGTACTGGAGATAACGCGTGGTTAGAGGTTAGTGATGTTACTTTGCGGCAAGACCTTGCCAATGCACAGCATAAGCTACGCACTAGAATAGTTTCTGAGGTCTCCTCTCACGTTACCGCTGAGGCAGATCGGGCTGAGAGCGCTAGGGATGCTGCATTCGTTAATGCAGATGTATACCCTGATATTGCAACAGGTCTGGCTGCCGTTGCCGATGGCGAGCAGTTTCAGGTGGTCCTAGGAGATGAGGTGGTGCGCTATCGGAACAGTGGAGACGTCGACGGTATTGAAGTGGCGCGCTACCCCTCGGCCAGCGTCTTCAGCGACCTAGATGCACTAATTTCATCGGAGGTTGCGGAACCTCTGTTGAGTTTTAAAGACTCCGAAGGGGCTGAATACGCACTATTTAATTCTGCCGGTGAGCTAATACTGTCAGGATTGGACTCATCAGTTCAAAGCTCGTTACAACAAGAGGCTGAAAAAACAGCTGATTTAATTGAAAAAACAGCTGATTTAATTGAAAAAACAGCTGGTTTAATTGATAGCGACTTTGGCGAGTATGCGTTAACACATGAGTTTAGGGACTCAGAAGGATATACAGTATTAGCGCTTGATTCAAACGGCTCTCTGTTACTACAGGGGTTAGGTGGGAAGGGGCTGCAGCAGTGCATACACGAACTGCAGCAAGACAGTCAAGACAGTCAAGATAAGCAAGACGAAGCCGCCGGGTTTACGGTAATTGTAGAACCCGAGCCGATCACCCCAATTGTGACAGAACCTCCAACAGTGAGACTTGACGAAACACACAACACGCCACGGATTCAAGGCGTACCGTCGGGAGCGCGAACAGGGTCACGCAGCTGGGCTTGCTGGTATTCAAACGATCTAATAACTGGCGAAGGTGGTGGCGATTACGTCAATGTCGCTTATTCCGATGATAACTGGGACACCAGTGTTGAGTATGCGCACATTGCATACGACGACCCCACATTGCGCGTTTTTGATCCGCAAATATGGACGGACCCAAGAGGCTTTCTTTGGGTTCTGGTTGGCGTGGGCGGCAACAATGTTATATCAGACGGATTGCAAGGAACGTGGGCGTTTACAGTCAAAAATCCAGAGGCCGAAATACCAAACTTTTCAGCCGCGATGCTTGTGTCTAAAATCGGCATCCCCATGAATCCCAAAACAATCAATGAGCAGATATACTTACCGATAGACAACTGGCTGGGCTCTAACTCCCAGTTCCCTGAGTTGCCCGCTAGTCGTATTTTTGCGCTTGATTATCTCGACAGAAAAGCGCAAAGAATCATTGATTTACCTGCGTCTCAACCTGCAACAAAATACGTTGAGACAAATATTGCGCAATTATCTAACGGCGATATTATCGGTGTGGTCAGAACACCGGGTAGTGCGCAGATTACTAAAAGCACTGATAACGGAAAAACGTGGTCACAATTTGAACCGTGGTTGGCACTGGGGGCAAACCCATCTACGCGACTGTGGGTAGGAGCGACGCCGTCCGGTAGGCTTTTAGTTGCATATAACAACGCTGAAGACAGGTCTAATTTAACTATAGGGCTGTCAGAAGACGGCGGGGAAACTCTTTCACACAAACTGCTAGTTGATTCGCGAGCAGGCGTAACATACCCGACTGTTTATTTTGATGACGTCGGTAATATACACGTTGTTTACGATAGAAGCAGGGGGGTCGCTAAAGAAATTAACGTCGCGATTGTTAACGAAGCGGAGCTTATAACAGGAACGGCAACTCCGATTATTAAAATTATTTCAACAAAGTAAGGGGATACTAATGTCTACTATCATCAAATCTAATGTACGTTTCACGGGTGATCCCAAGTCACTTCCGCCCACTTTATTAGCAGACCGGCATTCAGGAATGGTTGCAGGTTATGGATTACGACGATTGTCACGCGCCTATGATGGTCCGTGTATTACGATCAGTCGGCAGTCTGATGGCGAGTTAATGCCCATAGGCTTTAGTGGGAATTCACTCGACGTGTCGGCTGTCGAGGAGTTTGCGAACGGTGAGGTTTGTGGCGTTTATCACATTCATAATCAAGTAGGGGACAAAAATTATATTCAAAACTCGGCATTCCCCACTCAACCCAAAATCACAGATTCATCCGGGAAAGTGCACATCGTCAACGGAAAACCGTCTATGTATTTTGATGGGCAAAGTCTCTTTAGCGCTGGTGCATTGAACGGAATGATGCAGAACTCTAACAGCTTAATACTCGCCACTGCGTATAAAATTACAGGTGAAAAACCAGCAAGAACTGGGATTGTGTCCACAGCTGTTGGATCAACAGGCGTTATTGAAATGGTTGTCCAAGCGGATTACGTGCCGAATGCAAACATTTTAGCAATTAATCGGCACCCGTCGGATGGAATAACAGTTATTAATAAGACTGCATCCAACAATAACGATTTACAGGTTGCCACGCTATATGCAGATTGGCAATCAGGCAATACTGGCTTTGTTGGCGGAGCGTTTGGTAATTTAGAAAGCTCCGGTACGTTCTTGCAAAGCAATGAAAACGTTTATATCGGACAAAGATTCATTGACGAAGGAGGAGAAACCAGAATGATTGGATTTGTCTCTGAGTTTAGTTTTTTTATTGACTCAAGCACATCAGAAAGAAACTTAGAAAGTATTAACGCTGACTTGTCCGCTTATTATCTTAGATAAATAAAATCTATAATAATTAATGGTTCATCTCTAAATAAATTAAAGATATACCTTAACTTTCCTTATACGGTTATTATGGATTTGGTGGGTATGTCTCATTGCTATAGCCGTCAAAAACTAGCCACTCAATGAGTGGCTTTTTTATTATCTAAAATTTGAGGGGAGACAATGCCAAACAACACACCCTTTTGGGACATCATCTTGCTAAAACTGTTGGTATTTCTGCCCAAAGTTTTTGCTGCTGTCATCGGGGCTATTCTTGGTTTGATGCTAAGCGGTGACATCGGCAGGGACGGTAAGATACAAGTCAATATTTCAGTCATTGTTAAATTTACGATAGCAGTCACAATAAGTTTGTACGGCGGTGAAGCGTCTATTGAGTATTACAAGCTGCAAGACTACAGTGTTATGACACATGGCTTTGTCATGCTTATGTGGGCAGTATTTGGCATGTTAGCCATCGGTATCGTTTATCAAGCAGTAGCATTATGGCAAGGCAAAACCCTTGCTGAAGTCATTAAAGAGATCAAAGATGCAGCGTTTGCAATTTTTGGCAAATAACAATCAGTATTAAATACCGCTCCTTTTTAGGGGCTTTTTTTTGGAGCTAAAAATGGCTAATTTTGAAAATCTATTTAATCGACTGATGGAGCATGAGGGCGGTTACGTCAATCATCCAAGCGACCCTGGCGGTGAGACAATGTGGGGCGTGACAAAGCGAGTAGCGCAAGCGCACGGTTATTTTGGTGATATGCAAAAGCTGCCAAAATCCCTTGCTAAGCAAATTACTGAAAAGTCTTACTATAAAGCAGTGAAGGGAGATCAGTTAGACAGATTAATTGCATGGCAGTTAACAGATGCGGCATATAACCATGGCAACCGCCAAGCTGTTAAGTTTTTACAGCGTGCGGTCGGTGCTAGTGCGGATGGTTTGATTGGTCCACGAACATTGGAAGCTGTCGCAGCAATAGATAAAAACGATGTCGTCTTATTGTTTAATGCAGAGCGTATTGAATTTTACACTGGGTTACGCGGCTGGGTCAGCTTTGGTAAAGGCTGGTCTAGACGTATTGCTAAAAATTTACGATTTGCGGCGGTAGATAATTAAGCTGTGACATGATTCTTGACATCCTCCCGCCAAACACTATCACATCTAATCACATTGTGTTATCGTAAGTCATTGATTTTAATAAGCCCTAGTTTGATAGCGTGTGATAGTATTTGATGTAATCGGGTTCAACTCCCGCCATCTCCACCAATTATTTTAAATAAAGTCAGTCACTTAGGTGGCTGGCTTTTTTTATGACATGATTTTGACATGATTGGCTGGCAAGAACATGTCAGTCAGTTGTCAGCTTGGATATCTCAAGCTTGTTCTGATCACCATGCAACCAACGCCCATATCGTTTGATAAGCATTTGCAAGCTATGGCCTAACTGGTTGGCGACGAATACTGGGTTTACATCTGACATGAGCAACATCGTGGCATAAGTATGCCTGGCATTATATGCTGGGCGATGTCTCACCCTCGTAGACTTCATTGCTTCAATTAATCTCATGCGGGCAGGCTTTTCATTGTAGAAAGGCTCATTCGTTTCTGGACATATCATCACATAGTCATCACTCAGCTTCATAGCGTCCAGTGCCTCAAATGCACGCTTCGAGCGGTCATTCAAATATACTTCACGCGCTGTATGAGTTTTAGTGACTTGTTTCTCAACGCCACGCACACGGCTTTTATTAATGACCACTGAGCCGTTGAACCAGTCAATATCTTTCCATCTTAGAGCGTTCAGCTCACTAGGACGACATCCAGTCCAAAACGCTACTTCAAAATACCAATAATAAAAATGGTCCTTATCTGTCAAATTCTTATCTAACCAATTTAGTAAGGCGTTCATTTCAGCGCGGGTAAATGGATCGGGTAGTCCTGACTGGACCTTTTTATTTTTAATCATGGCCATAGGGTTTTCTGCAGGCGTGATTAATCGCAGCTCAATAGCTTTATCAAAGACACCGCGTAGTGGTACCAGACAATTATTAAAGGTCTTGTCAGACTTGAAGTTAATGTCAGAGATGATGTCGCGTATTAGGTCAGACGTTATTTCGTGAATGGGTATCATTGCCATTTCAGGCATCCAGTGCTTGTTCAACGCACTCACGTAGTCCTTTTTGGAGTCGGTATTGGCTTCACAGTGCTTCAGATACTTTTGGGCTACCTCTTGGAATAAAACGCCATCACCAACGATAACGCTATCATCATTAACCATTTCGCCTTTAGCGCTGGCGAGGTCTGCTTCTGTGAGCACACCCCATTCAGCCTTTGTGATTAGGTCGCGTCTAATTTTAGCAGCTGCTTTGATGCCTTCCGCAGTGACCGGGTGCGGGAGCGTGACGTGATAGGACTTACCGTCTCTGCTAAAGTAGATCTGAATGCGTCCCGATCTAAGCCGCACGCCTTGCGGTAACGTATGTCTGCTTGCTGTGTCATCCACTTGTTATATCCTCTTATTGAGTAATACAGGTTACCAGCTTCCTTCATCCAAACAACGTTTTCTGGCCAGTGTTGCTTACGGTGAGGAAGCTTCTGCTCGGCAATACCTGTTAGAGCTGAGAACTGCTGAGCATCAACCCAGTCAAGCGGTGTTAAGCCCATTTGTTGGAGTAAGTCGATAGTGGCTTGAGATTCATTTGGCATGATTAAACCCTCGTTATGTCTACTTATTATTAATATTTTGCACACTGCACTGATAGTTATCAGCGATACATAGTGATTTGCCATACCTAGCGACAATACCATCGATTGCTGATACCCAGTAGCCTCCCTTGTCTAGCACTGGCCTACGCTCGAAGTATGCAACAGCGCCACTCTTGTCGATTGCACGCCATTGCATATCGGGATATTCCCAGCGCACTTCTTTGATAGATTTAGGCGCTTGAACGCCACCTCTTGACCTTGGCGGCTCTACAAAAATATCTGGCTGAACACTGCCAAACCGAGCATCAAAGTATTGAATCAAATCTTCAGGATCGGCGTTCAAGTCGACTGGCTCAACCAAACAATGCTGTGCACCGTTCAGCGTTAGCAGGTTGTCTTTGATAGCAAAGCGCTGTGCATGCTTATGTTTGATAACACCAGCCTTTGTCACTTCATCAAATACAGCGTACATGCGGACCGCATCAATACCATTGATAGTCTCGCGTGCTACTGAGCTGTTATTTAGTCTTAACATCTGCTACGTCCTTTGGTTTAATGACTTGTGTAGGGCAAACGTATTGCCATATTTCGCCATCAGCGTCCATAAAGCTGTCATCATCGTAGGTCAGAATAGTAAATACTCTTGATTTAGAATTGGCGTATGAGGTTGCCGCTTTGTGTGAATGACGACTGGTACCGCACTCCACTGAGAAGCCGTTGTTGATACGCGCTTTCACAATAGCTGCGTCTCGAGCTTCAGCATCCATTGTTACCGCATAATCCTCGCTGTAAGTTTCATTACAGTTGCGCAGGCTTGCAACTATATATATAAGATTAGATACACCGCCCAACGTAAAAATATTAGTATATCCATCTGTTGCTTTTGAGCTGTACAAACGAACCGGCGGCTCTTTTATTGCATTGCTTTTGCCAATTATTCTGCTTATCTTGCCTAGGTTTTCTAAATATCTACCGTTTATCAAAATGCATGGGTCTTTTTCTGTCTTGGTATCTGCTACGTATCTAGCGATTACCTTTTTGGCGTCAGGATACTTACCATCAATCAGTCCTTTGAACACTAAAAAATCTTCATCTTTAGCACAAACTAATTCGGCAGTCTCAATATTCAAGTGCACATGATACTTAGATTTGATGGCACGCTTTATCGAAAAGCGATCAAGGATGTATTCGAAATCACTGCCCTGATAGTCTTCGCAAACAATCCAACGCAGCATCTGATAGCCATCAGTAGAGTAGGCCAGTAACTTACCTTCGCCACCAACAAAGCAAACGCCTTCTAGGTAATAACGAACATCTTCTTTAGCTGCGACACACAACATTGCTTTCAAGTAATGTCTGTTTAATGGAATTAGCATTATTATCTCCGCCCTTCAAAATGATTTTGACAGTCAACGCACCGGGTAACACCGCCAATGGCGCGTCGCTTGCTTGGTATTTCTTCACCGCAAGCTTGGCAATCAAGCAATGACGGCATGTTAAATGTTGGTAGGGCACGCAGACGAGCTGTCATTTCAGCATCGATACGTTCACCAGCGCGATCAATATCATCAGCCATCTTAATTACTCTCCACGTTGCTGCCACAGATAGGGCAGGTCTTTGCTGGCATGTCCAGACTTAGCTCAGTTTCGAGCAGCTCAAGCGCTAAGGCTTCCATTTCTTGCGGTGATTTATAGTCATTCACAGTGATAATCCTTTTTGATACTTTTTGTCTGTTGAGATTTGACGTAATCCCTGACCATGGCATTAAGCGATTCGGTCAACATAATGGCTTTGTTTAGGTCGGGGTCATCAGTGTTGGCTTTATTGGTGTGGTTAATCGTCAGGCTTATCGTTTCACGCACACATACCAAGTTGTCGATATCATCTACGTTGTCCGGATTGCCATCAGCGAATACAATCATGAAGCCATCTGGTACCTTCTTGCCGTGGTGCTGTTCCCAAACGAACCGATGCAGTGTCTGCCACTCAGTCGCATTAATCTTGATATTCAAAAACCTACCATGACGCTTAACAGTACCAACAGGCTTGCGATTGCGGATAATCTCATCCATATACAGCCCTTTGCGCTGACAGTAGCCATTCATTTGCGATATAGAGAGTGACTTACCAAAACGCTTGTTAAACATCGCAGTCAGCTCATTACGTGGCGTATCTGCTTGGCGTCTCAATATCCAACTGAGCTCATTACCATCATCAACCATGGTTTTGATGACTCTGTTTAATTGATTGCGCTTGGTATAGCTTCGTACTTGCTCAACGCTTAGGTTCTGATCAAACTCATCATTGAGCATTTCGGTCAGCTTGGCACGGGTGATGTTCGCTTGGTGCTTTTCAATGAAAGCGTGCTCATCAGGCGTGATATTCCATCTGGTGCTAGCCATCGTTGTCACCGCTATCAGCCATCAACGATCTAGGTTTTTGACTGATACCTAGCAGCTCGTCACTAACCTTTACTTCTTCATCGATAAGATGGGCAAACTTGCCAGCATCCAAGCTCAAGCGGTAGATATCAACGACTTGCTTGCTGACCGCGGTTAGCTGGCGTGTCTGATCATGAATGGCTTTTAACTCTTCTGCAGATGGGTTGTCTGACATGATGTTGGACATTTGCAGGTCGAGGTTGGATAACAGCTTTTTGAGTGTGTTGCTCATCACTCTCTCCCGTAAGCTGTGGATATAAAAAGGTTGGCATGCTTTGCTGTACCTGCCTGCTCAGATGCCTCATAGACTTCATCGTCAAACCCATTCATAGGGTCGGTGACGTAGTTGTCATCGTCTTGCGCTAGATATGCCTTATGTTCGGCAATCATCGCGTCTTGACCTGCTTCCTGACGCTCAAAAGCCTGATTGATATACTGCACGCCAGCCGTTGCTGCTGTCATACCAAGAACTAACAAGGTAAGAATGCCGATGCTGGCTAGACAGTCTTTGATTGAGTTCATAACGGTTACTCTATGTCGATGTGATGTATTCATTATAGTTTTAACTATAAATAACTGTCAATAGTTTTAACAATAAAAATAGTTTTAACTTTAAAGTTGGTTATTCCTAGAATAAAAAGACACAAAAAAACCGCCCATATAGGGCGGTCTAATATTTGGTCTTAAGTTTTATTGCATATTAATACTGTTAGGCGTTCTGTTTGATCCATGCATTAACACCTGGGCTGACATTGAATGAAGCCCAGCTTATCCCGTCTATTTCAACGACAAATATAATATCGTCATTATCAATAAAATTCATCAAGTGGTCTCTGATCACCTCAGCAGTTCTGCTTGATTTAATTATCCACTGAGATTCTGTTGGCTTAGCCCACATTTCGCTACATAAGTCTTTAATAGCTTTATATAAGCTTTGATAGTCTCTTTGGTTAACAAGGTCGTAAGTAATAGAGTATAAAGCCATAATTTCACCTTATGCTGTCGCCAGGCTCAAACGTGCTAGCGTTACGTTTAGAAATCGACAGCTCTTTTGGCTTCAATAGCTGGCTAGAGCTGGGTAAAGGTATATCGAACACGCCCATACATATTGAATTGGGCAAATGTATCACGGTCAATAGTTTGATCAGGATAAAGAGCTTTGTCTGTATTGTCAGACTTAAGCACTACGGTCCCATTCAAGTTCCTAATAGCACGTTTACACATCATTTCGCTGTCAGCTCTGAACACATAAACCTTGTTATTGATAAAATTATCAAACTCTCTTTCGTTTGTATTAACAAGCATCAAAGTGCCGTGTGGAATGGTATGGCCCATAGAGTCACTGCAGGCATGCATTAGCACTAATCCTGAGCCATCAATCGGTAAATTGTTTGCACGTAAGAACTCAACTGTAAATAGCTGCGTGTACGCTTCAGGATGTTCCTCATTAATATACCCAGTGCCACAACTAGCTTTTATATCAAGATACTTAACGCGAACTAATTCGTACTCAGAATTTTTCCCAACAACTACATGAGACTCTGGGTTATCACTCTTAGCCAAAGGCTCTGTTCCAATTTTCTCAAATGCATATTCACCTTCTCCGTACATCAGCCAATCCACGTTCGTCTTCAAAACTCTAGCTATATCGCTAATAAATTTTGAGCGTTTCGACTTGCCTGCTTCAAGCTGATAATAACTAGGCTGCTTCATGCCTACGGCGTCTGCTACCTGTTGTTGCGACAGGTTCAGCTGCTCTCTAGCAAACCTCAGTCTATCCGGTAGCGTATTCATACTATCCTCGATTATTAAAATAAATAGTCAATAACTCATTTTATAGTTAAGACTATACAAAGACAAACAGTTAAAACTATTGATTATTTATAGTTAAAACAATATAATCTTATAAAATCAATAGTTAGGACAATATAAATGACACCTTCCCAAAAATCATATAAGCGGCTAGTGGCCCACTTTGGTGGCCAGCAAAAGACTGCTGCTGCCCTTGGTTGTACTCAGCCTTCAGTATGGGCTTGGTTGCAAGGGAATGCGCATATGTCTGCAGTATTGGCTTTAAAAGCAGAAAAACTAACCAATGGCGAGATTTCTTCTTCTGAGCTTTGTCCAGCACTAGCATCACTCGAAGCCACTGATTAAATACTACAACCAACCCGTAATCAACAATACGTTTTTATAAATAGGCAGAACACGATGGACGTAATAGACGCAGCACACAAGACAGTACATAACCCAAAGCATGGTGGCTCTATCGCATTGGCAGCACGCATGGGTATGTCGAGCACTGTACTCAACAACAAGGTCAATCCAACCACGCCTACGCATCATCTACGCTTAGATGAAGCGTTAACCATCATGGAATACACAGGCGACACTAGCATCATTCAAGCTATGGCCCATCGTCTTGGCGGTGTGTTTACCCGTGTAGATGACGAGGCGACGCAGGCAAGCATAATCATGACCGCATTATCTACGTCTGCATGCCAGGGCGACATCATGAGTGAGATGCAAAAAGCATTAGAAGATGGTCGTATTGATTGTAATGAGCGTGACGCGCTACAGACAAAGATTCAAGACGCCATGGTAGCGCTACGCACACTCAGCGTCCAAATCACGAATCATTGTGAGGGTAGTCATGCATAAGATTGATCAGTGTAAAGCTAGCGAGCTAAGAACGGCTTTAGTTGTGACAGGTAATGATGCGGATATCAAACGTGAGTTTGAACGTATTGAGCAGCGTGCCAAGCGCAAGGAAGGTTGGGATGGCCGAGTTATTAAAACTAACTCATGTGATTCAAAGGCCCAAACAAAAAGCCCATCAGCTGGAACTGATGGGCTTTAGGCGTTTCTTCAATGCAAAAACTAGATAAAGGAATACTACAATGAATATTCAACTGATGCAAGCAAATAACGATAAGCGCATGTCTAGCCGCGAAATGGCAGATCTATGTGCCAAGCCTCATGACAATGTATTAAAGCTAGTTCGCTCTTTGATTGAAAAGGGTATCGTAAAAAATACGACACCCCACCAATACATGCATGAGCAGAATGGTCAGCAATATACTCACTTCTTATCAGACCAGCGTGACAGCTTGGTTATTGTCGCTCGTCTGTCACCTGAATTTACAGCAGCAGTTATTGACCGCTGGCAAGAACTAGAAGCGCAAGCAAGTGCACCGGTCATTCCACAAACGTTATCACAGGCGCTACGCTTAGCTGCTGATCAAGCTGATTTAATCGATAAGCAGAATGAGCGCTTGGCTTTGGTCGAACCTAAAGCGGCTGCATTGGATGTTATTGATAGCGCTACAGGTAGTCTTAATGCGCGTGATACAGCTAAGACACTAGGCGTTCAACCACAGAAGTTCAATGCATGGTGTATTGCTCATAACTGGATGTATCGTGACAACAAAGACAAGCTACAGATGTGCAGCAATCGCCTACAACAAGGGTTCATGTCACAACGTCCAGTAACTTACACCGTGCCAGTTAATCGCAATGGTGTCACTGTTTACGAAACACGCGCTACAACACAGCCGCTATTTACGCCAAAGGGTCTTACGCACCTTGCTAAGACTTTTGCCATCGTTCATGAGGTGGCCTAATGCATTTCTATAACTTCAACATTGCTGATTTTAATAACTCAACACGCCATCTGTCATTGCCTGAGCGTGCTATCTATCGCGACTTGATAGATATGTACTATCACAACGAACAAGCCATCGATTCGTCAGATATGGATAAGCTGGCTCGTCGTCTGCTATGTACTACGCCTGAATATCTTAAGATGCTCGAATACATACTTGATGAATACTTTGTCAAACGTGGTAAGCGTCATCACCATCATCGCATCGATAAAGAGATTAAGAATTACAAATTCAAAAACGGTAACGCTGATAGTAACGGCAAGCGTAACGCTATAACGAATGATGTAACGCAAGGTGTAACGCCAAGTAACGCATCATGTAACGTTACGTGTAACGATAATGATGCACCTATGACACCCGCAGAACGTGTGCGTAAGTCTCGTCAAGACAAGCGCAAGATGATTAACGACCTTACTGATATAGGCGTATCTGTTAACAAGGATATTGGTACTGCTGATCTAAGAGAATTGCACGCCAAGCATATTGACGCTATCAAGCAGTGTCACGCTAGTAACGTTACAAGTGATGTAACGCAAACGGTAACGCCTAGTAACGATGACAGTAACGCTAGTAACGCAAAAAACGCTGCTATAACTAGTAACCATGAACCAGTAACCAGTAACCAACAACCAGTTAGTGAGAGAGACGCACACACAAACACAGGCGAGGTGATTGTGGATAAGTTTAACCATGGTTCTGTGGATAACTCTACTGACAATAATCAACCATCAGACAGCCAACCAGTACCAGTTGAACCACAGCCATCAGCTAACCAGCCAGCAACCAAAGCTGACCAGATACGTGACCAACGTGCTGATGATATTGAGAGTTGGGAAGCACCAACCATTGACCAGATGCGCGGTGAGTTATTCAAAGCAGGCAAGATGATACAGCTGACCGATGATCAGTATCAGTTTGAAATCTCAGCATTCAAAGCTCATTACGCTGAGCAAGCGCTCAAAGGCAATCCACTGGCCACAGAATCTTATCGCAAAGTAAAACTAATCAAATGGATGATGCGTGAAGCAGACAACCAAAAAGCCGATCAAGCACGTCAGGAAAAAGCAAAGGGCCGCTTCTCTACTGATAATGAAGATTGGGGAACTACGGGTAACAAAGGCGATTCAAACTTTGATAGCGACTTACCGCCTGTCTACCATCCAAGCCACAGCGCAGGACAGCCTACTGATGAATATGCGCCACTGTTCTTGAATGGCTGCAAGCGGTCACATTTACCAGGCATGACAACTGCGGAGACTGAGGCGTATGTAGATAGATATGTTCAGTCTGGTGAAGCTCGAGTAGCAGCATACGATCGTTTATCAAGAGAAATGAAGGAGGCAGTATGAGTTATTTCGACGGGTACGCTCAAGGTCCTGTAAATACGAATCAAAGGGTTAAGTTCAATCTAACCAAACGCGGTCAAAAAATACTAGATGATCATAATGCAGAGGTTAGAGATACCTGCAAAATGTTGGTCGATTATAGCGCTACGAAGGTAGACGCTGATGGTATGCATGTAATGCAGTTGCATGTAGCTATGAAAGTCTTTGGCGCTGCAAACACTGTAGGCACGGAGTCACCTTTTGAAAACTGCGTTATGACTATTTTGCGGTAAACCATTTGAAGGTGATGTGAGCATGAAAACCACAAAGGGCCTCAACGTCTTAGGACTGCAAAAGTCATTTGATACAAAGGTTTATTCTTATCAAGACTGGTCTGGTCGAGTGAGAGTAGTTGAAGGCAACCCTTTCTATGATGACTACGCCAAGTGGTCAGAGAGCGGTCAGGCTAGAGATCATGAATATGGTGATATTAATTTAAAGGATGGTAAGTGATGAATAAGAACGTACAAGCGCTAGGCCGTATGAAGTCAGGGAAGATGAACAACACTGAAAAAGCGTACGCCCAGTATTTAGAAATGCAGCGCCGCGAAGGTGAAATCTCTTACTACTCTTTTGACAACATTAATCTACGTCTAGCGGATAACACATTCTACAAGCCAGACTTTTTGGTGATGCGCTCAAACGGGCAGTTAGAAATACATGAAGTTAAAGGTTATTGGACTGATGATGCTTTAGTAAAGATTAAAGTTGCCGCCGATAAGTTCCCTTTCAAGTTCATCGCAATAATGAAGCAAACAAAGAGAAATGGCGGTGGCTGGGACGTTCGAGATTTTTAATACATGAAAGGTGAACTATGAATGATCATCAAGTTACATGCGGTAATTGTTATAAGGTCATTCACTTTGTAGTTAGCGATTTAGTACTAAGGCCACGACCTGCAAGCAGCGACTACCCTAATGGTTTTTTGATGATTAGATGCTCATATTGTGAATACCTTAATCCACCATCAGGCATGTTGGGATATGAATTAATACACAAAGAATGGCTGAGGAGGTAGGACATTGAAAAAATCGACTAAGGCGTGTCTGATTTTTTTTATTGCATTTGGCATGCCTTCTATAGTGATGGCTTATGTAGAGCTTATTGCCGGCGCAGCGTTCAGTTCTAGGCAGTGGGGAATATCTCTAATTATGCTCAGCTTCGCAGCTTTTGTTGTTTTTGTAAAATTTTTAAGCGAACCCAAATGGTAAGTCTTAGGAGAAATCGATGAGTAAGATAAAGGATAGCAGCAGAATTATCGCAATGCTTAAGCAACAGACTCATGGCATATGCAACCCATCAGAGTTCAAAGGGCAGGGTTATATACCGCATAAGCCACGCAATAATCGTAAAACTAAGAAAGGTGGTAAAAAGTGACTGATATCGAAATCAAGACCGAATGGCTCGACAAAGCAGGCGAGGTAATGGAAGTGCTGCATGTCGATTATGATAAAGGCGAACTTAAGTTTAAATGGCTTAATAATCCAAACCGAAAAAAAGAGAGAGTTATATCTATTGATAAGTTCCTCCGTTACGCCGTGCCAGTTGTTCGAGCGCAAGAAGTATCAAATAAGCCTAAGCCAGCAAAGGAAAAGTCTAAGCATGGTCAGTTCACATGTGCATGGATTGATGAGTTGCCTAATAACTTTGGCCAGTCTCCAAACTTACAGTTATTAAACCAAGATTGGCTCGAACAAGGAATGCATGCCAAGACTGTTAAGTTTAATATTGGTCAAGGTGGATTACCGCCAGAAGTAAACTGGGAAGACCATTGTGCTGCTATCGCTATGATTGATGATAAGCCAGCTAAGGCGCTGGCAAGTATATTGCTATGGGGTAGTGATACCAACTGGGATTGGTCACGCCATTTCGATGATGTGGTGCAATACTTAGCAGCTAATATGATTGAGCGATGCAATAAAAATAAGCGTGTTGCACCGCAGGCATGCACTCATAACCTGCCTGAACTGGCACGACTGATGGCACGTATGGTATTACACTTCGAATTGTATGAGCTATGGGATGTTTATACAGTTAAAGGCCGCCTGCAGTTCTCAGGCATAAAGATTAACGTCAATACTTATAGCCATGCTTGGTTAACATACCAACGTCAAATGCTTCAAGATCTATTCGACATGGTTATTGATGCTGATCATTATGTTAGTACTTACCGAAAAGAATTATCAGCAGCTCAATGAACTATAGTGCTTGACCCATGACTGCCGAATGGGGTACTATTTCTCATACTGGCTTCAGTTATAAGTAGAGCCAAAGAAATAAAAGACGACAGCTTAATTGCTCTCGTCTTTTTTTATGCCTGATTGATTTAGCCACAGTCAGCACATGCCATAGAGACACCCGCTAGCAGGTGGCACTGCAAACCAAATCGAAGTCTTCACTGACTGATGCACGTTGCATGTGGCGTGTAGTCATCATGATGTGTTGACGAACTTCTTGTCCCGACGGTAGCTCAGCAGGTAGAGCGCATTACTGTTTAGTATATGAGGTCGCAGGTTCGAGTCCTGCCCAACGGGCCATATCAAAGTGGCACCCTCATCAATGAAGGTGCCAAACATTCTCCTTACCCACGTTAGAAATAGCGTGGGCTTTTTTATGCCTAACGTTTAGTGAGGTGTGATACCCATGAGATACGAATGCACAAGCGAGACGCTGTATATCAACTATCGCACGGGCGAAACGCTAGAGTATAGAAACTCAAACCTAAGACTGCTCACTGCTAGAGCCAATAACGGCAACAGCGATGCTAAGAAGTATATGGCTTTGATTGAGCCAGACAATAAGAAATGGAAACCAAAGCCATGCCATCCACACCATGCCGCCAATATCGCTGCCCAAACATAGTTAAACGTAAAGACAAAGGATACTGTGATGAACATGCAGACCAACGCAGCAACTGGACCAAGCGACCAGACCGCAGCGGTAGCACAACCAAGCGCGGTTACGGCCATGCTTGGCGTAAGCTACGCGCGCAAGTACTTGAGCGTGATGGTCATCTTTGCGTGGCTTGTCAGCAGGCAGTCAGATACGTGCCAGCCACCGACGTCGATCACATAGTACCAAAGTCTAAAGGCGGTACGGACGAGCTCAGCAATCTGCAGTCGCTATGCAATCCGCATCATAAAGCCAAGACAGCTAACGAGTAATTAATATGGCTAAGTTTATTAAGATAAGAAAATACTTGATTAACGTCGATAGTATTGTGCTGGTTAGTTCGGATGAGGTTGTCAATGAGTACAACTCAACCAGGCACTGGCTTTTACGCGTCAAATTGAATGACGGCACACTTATAGAGTGTGCGAGAGCAGAGACTATTAAAGAAATGGAATTGCTAATCTCTAATTTATACATGGATATAAAGAGACTGACCGCCTAAATCCTAGATATTTCTAAGCATAAAAAGGGGAGGGTGGGTTCGGAGTTCAGCCGGAAGCCCCGAATGAC